GGTGCCGGCCCGGTGACCGGTTGCCCACCCTCCAGGACGCCCCTGGCCGGGCTGCCCGGCGCAGTGCCGGGCAGCCGCAGCAGGTGCGGTGGGTAGCTGTCCACAGGTCAGACGCCGGGGGCGATCCGCTGCACGCCACCGGCGACCGGCCGGAACGTGCCGAACGCGCCGGACACGGCCACCTGACGGCCCAGCACCGACGGCTCCACCGACTCGAACAGCGGGAACCGGTATTCGTAGGACTCGATGCCGAGACTGTTGCCCACCAGAAACTCGCCGGTGGTGATGGCCGGCGTAACGATGGACCGCAGCCCGGCCAGGCCGGACAGGGTGAACGACGCCGCGGACGCCTGCCCCATGGCGTTGACTCCGGCGCCGGACGGGAACAGCGGCCGGTTGGCCAGGTCCACGTAGGAACCGACGCGCGCATAGCCGGTGGGACCCATGGCCACCCACTCAGCGAGCTGGCCGGTGGCTGCGTACACGCGCGCACTGGCCGTGTAGAGCGCGGCCAGGAACGCGGCACCGTCCGCGTCCGCGGCCAGGGTCACGGTGCTGTCCGCACCCACCAGCATGGCAGCGAGCACGCGCAACTCCGTGACACGCGCATACCTGGCTTCCAGCCGGTTGATGGTCAGATCGAGCGCGCCGATGGGCATGGCCAGCAGCTGCTGGCTGATGTTCAGGTAGCCGCCCACCGTCTTGAGCGTCACGTCCTGCGCGGTCACATCGAACGCGCGCGACGGAAGCTCCGCCTTCTCCAGCGTCTGCACGCCCATGCCGTCGTCCCAGTCCGGGTCACTGATGACGGGACGCCGGAAGGCCATCGGGTCCGCGGACGGGATGATGCCGATGGCCGCGGCCAGCGGCCGGCCGGTCGGGTTGACGTCGATGACCGGTCCCACGTTCTGCGGTACGAGCAGCCCGGCCATGCCGCCGGCCGTGGGTGTGGTGGCCGCGGCGCTGGTGCCCATGTGCTGCGCGGCGCGCATGAACGTCTCATACCGGTGGATGGCGTCCCGGTCGCCGGTCGCGGCGCGCATCTTGACGTGGATCAGCTCGCCGCGGGTCTGGATCGCGCCCGGCACCGGGTCGCCACCGGCGCCGTGGGTGCGCAGCCGCTCCCGGGTGGAATCGTTCAGCTCGATGCGCTCACTCAGCAGCTCGATGTCCGCCTGCAGGCTGCGCGCCTCCTCCTGCGCACTCTTGATGGTGGCCCGGTCCTGATCGGACAGACCACCGTCCCGCTTGGCCGCCTCGTCGGTGATGGCCTGGATGAGCGACAGTCGGCCGCGGTACTGGTCCTCCAGCTTCAGCAGCATGGTGTCCGCGCCACCCGCGATCGGGTAGATGGGACGGCCATCCTTCCGGTAGCCCAGCACGGCGTTCCTCGCGCCGGACGGAAGGAAGTTGAGCCGCCGGCTCCGGGTGCGTGCAGTGCTCATGAGTGGTCCCCCTCCGGGACTCCGTGATGGTCAGGAATCCGCGCGCGGGGTGCCGGGCAGCTCGGAGGCGCCGGGGTGTCGCTCTGCGTTCACTGCGGAGGGTAGCCGGACGCACAACAGCGCCGCACCCCCGTGGGGATGCGGCGCCGCGTTCCTGCCGGGTCTACGCGCCTACTGGCTGCGCGCCTCCCGGTCCTCGTCAGCGAACCGCTTGGTTGCCGCGTTCGCCTCCTCCGCCTCCTTGATGAACCGGTCCTGCTGCTCCTGCGTGCTGCCGTCACCGAACGTGCCGGAGCCGCCGGAGCCGGACGTGGCCGGCTGCTGCGCGGTAGCCGGCCGGTCAGCCGTGCCGGTGGACTGGTCGCCGGACTTCTGCTCACCCTTGGGCTGCTCGCCGGCCTTCTGCTGCGCTGCGTTGTCTGCCATGGCGGGCAGCGTGCCACGAACGCAAAGATGCCGCACCGGGTGTCCCGATGCGGCATCGCGCAGCTTCCCCTGGAGTGGTCCGCTACCGGAAGTGTACGGGCGCAGGCGTCGGTCCCGTCCAGTCCGCTCAGCACCAGTCGGTGATGGCGCACACCACCGCGGCCACGGCCACGCACCACAGCAGCAGTCCCAGTGCCACACCCCACAGGCAGCCGTGCGCGTTGTCCAGCGACTCCCGGTAGTGACGCTCGCCGCGGTTCAGCTGGTCCGGGTCGCTGACTTGAGTTCCACGCCGTTGTCAGCCAGCCATGCCCGGTGCGCCTCGGTCAGCTCCTGTCCGGAGTCCACCAGGAACTGCAGCAGCTCCGTCATCTCCGCCCGTTTCTTCTCCGCCTCCGCGGCCACCTGCGCGGCCAGGTCCTGCTGCTGCCGCACGGCCAGCACCCCGGCGTCCGCGTAGGCCGGGTCGTTCACGGCGGCCACCGCGCGGCAGTGCACCACCTCCCGGCTGACCAGCTCGCCGTCCCGTTCCAGCCCACCCACCGGCCGCAGCGAGGCGAACGTGACCGACAGTCCGCGGTGGCTGGTCTGCAGCATCTCGGCCACCTTCTCGCGGCCGTGCCGGTACAGCTGGAACGTGCCCACGCAGCCGTCCGCGGAGTCCCGGAAGCTGGTGCCGTAGCCCACCTGATGGTCCAGCTGCTCGCTGTGCGTGAACTGCAGCATCACCCGGTTGGGCGCGCGCGCGGCCCGGTCCATCGAACCGGGCAGGAACTGCTCCTGATATTGGATCACGGAGCCGTCCCGCAGCTCCATGATGGGCGTGGGCTTCCCGTAGGGGACCACCAGCCCCTCCACCACGCCCTCCGGGCGCACGTCCAGCTCCAGCTCCTGGAAACTCCGGTGCAGCTCCAGCGGTCCGTCCATGCGCGTGCGTCCCCTCACTGTGTCCCGCTGGTCAGCTGCGCCAGCGTGTCGAGCGTGCTGGTGGTCAGATCCCCGCCCGGTGGCAGCCCCACCAGCTCCCGCAGTTCCTCGCCGGTGAGGAACGGCCGACCGGTGGCCGGGTCCACCTGCGTGGCCATCGGCAGATAGGTCTCCACCCGGTCCCGCAGGCTGCCCTGCAGATACTCGCTGGCGTTCAGCTTCAGCTGCACGAAGCCGGGCAGTGCCCAGCTGCTGAACGCCGTGCCGTACCGGTTCGCTGACGGCCGCAGGGTGAGCAGGAAGTGCTCCGTGCGCAGATCCACCCGGTTCGAGTAGGTGAGACCTTCCGGCGCCGGCAGGTTCACCAGCGACGGGTGCACACCGAACGCCGCAGCGATCCGCTGCTCATCGAAGGTGCGCAGATCCAGCAGCGCCATGTCCTTCGGGTTGATGGTGAGCGTGTTCAGCTTCATGCCGTAGGGCAGGAAGGCGGGCGCGCCGGTGCGCTCCCGGCGGCTGGCCACGTACTCGTCCCGGGCCATCCGCGCCTGCCGCGGGGACAGCCGCTGCTCCGACTCCAGCGTCCCCCAGGGGATGCCGCCCTGCAGCGCCAGCTGCGCCCCGTACTGCTCCATGGCAGCCGCGGACACCATCGAGCCCATGGCGCCGTGCAGCGGCCCGATCCCGGCCGCCTGACCGGGCACGCTCATGTAGCGCAGGTGCAGAACCTCGTCGGTCACGTCCTGGCCGGACGGCCCGTACACGCGGCGCAGCCCGTCCTCCATCACGGGCAGGCAGCGGTCCGGGTCCAGCAGGAAAAACGTGCGCGGATAGCCGTCCCGGTAGAACGACGTCGGCTGCACGTAGGCGTTGCCGCGCAGCATCATGCTCACGTCCAGCTGCTGCGCGAACTCGTCCCAGCCCGAATACAGCTCCGGCTGCGGGTTGATCACCCAGCTGCGCCAGCCCTCGGCCCCGCGGGGCAGCGGGAAGCGTCCCCGGTACAGCAGCGGCGTCATCGTGGCCGTGGCCAGACTGTTCACGCGCACGCAGCTGAACACGGTGGACACCCGGGACTGCCAGGACGCGTGCGACTGCCAGCCGGTGCCCCATTCGGCCGGCCACCCGCTCCATGGCTGCGCCACCGGCTCCGGGGGCGACGTGGGCGGCTCGTCGCCGCTGGTCAGGTAGTGCTCGGTGCCCATCACCTCGCCGGCCGGGGAGCCGGGCGCGACCGTGCCGGACGGGCCGGAATCGTTGGGGACCGTGGCGGGGGTCCGCGGGAACGCCCGGGAGTGCTCCGCCGAATGGCGCCGGTCGGTGATCCGGACCAGTTGCACCCCACCGGTCTCGTCAGGCATCAGAACAGCTCTCCG